CAACGGCTTCGGCTTCGGTGGCGGCGGTATGGGTATGATGCCCTGGATGCTGAATAACACTACGAACACTGATGTTCAGCGTGGTTTCGACCAGTCTGCTATCATGGGCAGCCTGAACGGGATCACCGGTGCCATCAACAACGGCTTCGCCAACGCTGAGATCTCTCGCTGCAATGCTCAGGCCAATGTTCTCCAGACTCTGAACGCCAATCAGGCTGCCACTCTGCAGAGCATGAATAGTCTTGCGATGGGTCTGCAGAACTGCTGCTGCGAGAATCGCGCCGGTCTTGCCGATCTGAAGTATACCGTTGCGACCGAGAACTGTGCAGACCGCACCGCTCTCAGCGAGGGCCTTACTTCTATGATGATGGCCAATAACACGAATACTCAGAACCTGATGAACACCGTGAATAGCGGGATTCAGACGGTGATGGACAAGATTTGCGCTCTCGAGCTTGCCGGTAAGGACCAGCAGATCGCTGCTCTTACTTCTCAGCTCAATGAGGCGAATCGTCGCGCTTCCCAGAATGATCAGACCGCTCAGATTCTGGCCGGTCAGCGTGCTCTGGCGAATGAGGTTGAGCAGTACGTAATGCCGACTCCGCGTCCTGCGTGGATCGTGCAGAATCCGAGCTGCTGCAATCAGAACTCCGGTTGCGGTTGCGGTTGCGCCGCATAAGGAGGTGCCGTGATGGCTGAATGGACTGGCGTGGCCGTACAGACGGTCAATCCCGGTGAGTCCATTGTCTTCACTGAAGCTTCGGAGCCGTGCTACCGTGGACTCATTCTGCATCGTGAAGATAGCGGTGCGTTTTTAATGAAGGGTGTCAGCGATACGAACTACTCCTGCTGCCTTAGGAACCGTGTTGTGCGGTATACTGCGGCGTTTGGCGCGAATATTGCTGTTCCCACCGGCGAGACGGTAGAACCCATTTCTGTGGCTTTTGCCCTCGACGGAAATACTCTGGCAGGAACTACTATGACGGTGACTCCCGCGGCTGCTGAAGAATTCTTCAATGTGTCCCGTGAGACCGGCGTTCCCATTTGGAGAGGTTGCTGCCAGACACTCTCGGTTCGTAATACCAGCACTATTCCTATTCTGGTGCAGGGCGCGAACCTGCTGATTACGAAGTGAGGAGGAATTCAAAATGGAAGTTGAATCCATGAAACACGGAAAGGCAACCGTAGAAAAGTGCCTGGAAGAGCTGTTTAAGAAGTCCGACCTCACTCCCGCTGAAACGAAAGCTGCTCTTGACGGTATGAATCTCCGCGATCTTTTAACGTGCGAGATTGAAGACTGCAAGATGAAGGAAAAGGAGAAAGAAGACATGGAGTACTCCGAGCGGGGTTATTCCGGTCATGATACTCCTTACCGTCAGTATCACATTACGTCTTATGGGCGCCCGATGCGCATGCCCCGTTCTGACGGGAGTTACAGGCCCATGCGGATTTCCTATGGCGGACGTATGATGGATGATTACTCTGGCGATTACGGTGTGCAAGGCTGGTACCGTAGTGGTGACGATATGTCGAACTGCGGTCCGGATCCGTACTATTATTCGGATGGCCGTTATCGCGAGGATCATCGGTACAGCAGACATAGTATTGGCGATCGTGTAGTCGAGAAGCTTGAACATATGATGGATACCACCAGTTCCGAATACGAAAAAGAAGAGCTGCACAAGTTTATCCGCATGGTTCGGAGCGCTGCCGACTAAAGCTCACGTAGGAGAGGGAGCCCTTGAGCAATCAGGGGCTCTTTCTCTTTTTTTTTATCAAATGTATAAGTGGAGGGTTCAGACACAATGACTGAATTTGAAACGAATTATCTGGCCCATCACGGCGTTAAAGGATTTGACAATGTAATTTATACGAAGTCGCTTGACGAAGCTGGCGATTTTCTTGAACATTATCAAATCAAAGGCGCAAAGCATGGCGTCAGAAGGTTCCAGAATTATGATGGGACGCTAACACCGGCCGGGCGCGAACGCTATGGCATTGGCCCTCCTCGTGAAAAGAAAACAGACGACGGTCCGGTTAAGAAAGCGGCAAATGCAGTAAAGAAAAAAGTGCAAGATGCCAAAGAGAAGCGGGCAACCAAAAAGCAGGCTCAAATGTCAGAGTATCTGCGTGATCATCCGAAAAAGCTTATAAAGTTTAAACGGTCGATTAGTAAAGAAGAAGCCGATAAGATCATCAGTAACATTGAGTTTGATCGAAGACTTCAGGACATTCGTGACAGTGAAATTGAGCGCGGTAGAGCTCGTTTCAAGAACAAGGTCGCTCATGTTGCTCAGATTAAGAAACTGATGAATGAGGGAACTGCTATCTATAATTCTACTGCCAATATAGCAACTGCGCTATCGCAAGCCGGGGTTATTGATGCATCCATGCTTGGCGGTTTTGTTGATGCTAATGGTAATGTGATCACAATTCCAACAAAATAAGTAAAGGATAATTCAAAATGGCTTTATCGAATACCGCTGTACCCAAATACTACGGCGCTTTTCGAGACGCCGTTTTACGCGGAGAAATCGTCGTTAATCGTGAAGTGTCGATGCAGATGACGCTGATAGACAACTTGATTGAAGATCCGCGCTTTTACTATGATGACACTGTTCTTGATGGCTGGATTCGCTTTTGTGAAGGTGAACTGACACTGACAGACGGTGGAGATCTGACGCTTCTAGATTCATTTAAGCTTTGGGCGGAAGATATTTACTGCTGGTTTTACTTTGTTGAACGCAGTGTATGGGTTCCGAATCTTAGAGGCAGCGGTGGTCATTTCGAGATCCGTAAGATCAAGAAACGTCTTCGCAACAAGCAGTATCTTATCGTTGGACGAGGTGCTGCAAAGTCTGTTTATTGCACTTGCGTTCAGGGCTATGGACTCATCATGGACGAGGAGGCGACCGATCAGATCGTGACGGCGCCTACCATTCGTCAGTCTGAAGAAACATTACTTCCGCTTAAGATTGCAATCGCTCGTGCTAAGGGACCAGTTCTGAAATTCATGACGGAAGGTTCCTTGCAGAACACGACCGGCAGTAAAGCTGATCGCGTCAAGATTGCTCCGACCAAGAAAGGCATCGAAAATTTTGTAACAAATTCCATTCTTGAAAGTCGACCGATGCGTATCGACAAACTTCAGGGTGCTCGCTGTAAGTATGCTACCGTTGACGAATGGCTTTCCGGTGATGTTAAGGAAGACGTCGTAGGTGCTCTGGAACAGGGTGCTGCCAAAGTCGACAACTGGCTGATTGTTGCGACAAGTTCTGAAGGTACTGTACGTAACGGTCCCGGCGACACAATCAAAATGGAGCTTATGGAGATCCTGAAAGGGGATTACTATAATCCGCATGTTTCAATCTGGTGGTATAAGCTTGACGACATTAAAGAGCTTAATAATCCTACCATGTGGATTAAAGCAAATCCGAACCTTGGAGCAACCGTAAGTTACGAAACCTATAAGATCGAGCTTGACAGAGCTGAAAAGAACCCAGCGGTCCGAAACGATATTTTAGCAAAACGATTCGGGATTCCGATGGAAGGTTACACATACTTCTTTACGTACGAAGAGACAAAACCTCATCGGAGACAGTATTTCGATGGAATGATGTGTTCGCTTGGTGTTGACCTTTCTCAAGGCGACGACTTTTGCGCGTTCACATTTCTATTTCCTCTTGCCGGTGGTGGGTTCGGTGTAAAGGCAAGAAGCTATATTACATCATACACCTTCCAGAAATTACCAAGAGCTCTTCGCTCCGAGTATGAAAAGTTCATTCGGGAAGAAAGTCTTGTTGTTCTGGAATCGACGGTTCTGGATCTTGGAGAAGTTTACGAAGATCTCTATCGGTTTATTGATACGAAACATTATAATGTTCAGTGCCTGGGTTACGATCCGTATAATGCACCGGTATTTATTAATCGCTGGGAGATCGATAACGGACCTTATGGTATCGAGAAAGTTCCTCAGGGCGTAAAGACTGAATCGGTTCCGCTTGGTGAACTTAAGATTTTGGCTGAGCGTCGGGAACTCTATTTCGACGAGCAGATCATGTCGTTTTGTATGGGTAACTGCATTACGCAGGAAGATACGAATGGCAACAGGAAGCTCTTAAAGAAGCGCCGTCAGGAAAAGATCGATAATGTTTCGGCTCTAATGGATGCCTATGTTGCCTATAAAGTTAATAAGGATATGTTTGAATAAGATAAAAGGAGATGATCGTATTGTCTGATTATATGATTACCCTTGATGAGAACGGCTCTCCTTCGCTTGCTCATTACGGCGTCCTAGGTATGCGTTGGGGTGTTCGACACGATCCTCAGAAGGCTTATACACGGGCTAGTACAAAGTTTAAAAAGTTAGCTACAAAGTCGGATAAGGCTTTTGATAAATCTACGAAATATAGTAAACGAGCGAATAACAGACGAATTGGAAGCAATAAACGGGAAGCTGAGTTGGCTAGAAGAAACTATCAAAAGAGCAAACGATATGCAAAACGGGCTTCTAATTGGTATGAGTCTATGCAAAAAGCGTTTGCTGATCAGACTGTAGTTTCTTTGAGTCAAGGCCTTATTTCTCGTGGCGATAACATGATTGAACGTTATCGCTATATAAATCTTAAAGATCTATAGGAGGCTAAAATGCAAAACTCCAATTACGTTGTTTTAATTGACGAAAACGGACAACCTTATCTCGCGCATTCGATTTGGGATCGAGCGAAGAATGCCTATGGTTCGGCCCGTTCTGCCGCCGGTAAAGCATACGGTTCAGCTCGTTCCGCAGGCAATCGCGCCGTGAAGTATATCGAAAAGATCGGTGACGGCGCTAAGGCTCGGTATTTCTATACTCAGGACGAGTTGAAGGCTTATTATAATAAGGGCAAAAATGCTGCTAAGAATGCAGCTAATAAAGCATCTCAGTCTGCTAAAAATGCAGCTAATAAAGCAGTGGCTTCAGCTCGTGACGCAATCGGAATTACCGATCGCGAGAAACGAGATGCTGCAATACGTAAATCTGATGCTGCATTTGTCAAGCATTTTAATGCCCAGCAACGTCTTAATAATGCTAAATTAGCACGTGATTTCGTAAAAGATAGGTTAGATAATCATAAAGGAAGCGCTGAGGAATACTTAGATGAGCGCAAAGGGTTTATCGAAAAAGCTAAACGTGCTTTAAGTGCGGATGCACGCGATCGTGACACTAAAATGCGCGAAGAATATGACGCTCGGCTGCAGAAAGATACGGATGCTTTTCTTAGAGCAAATGACGATGTAAAACTTGCAGAAGTTGACGCTCGGATGAAACAAAGAGAGTATGAAGACGCTTCGCTAAAAGCACATAATGCTCAGAACCATTATGAGCAAACGCCTCTTGGTTTTATTACGGATGTTATTCCTGATACTGTTGATCGTGCTAAGGAAGCTGCTTCCGATGCTGCTGATCGCGCTAAGGAAGCTGCTTCTGATGCCGTTGATCGAACGAAGACAGCGGCGAGTAAAGCACTTGATTTTGTTAATGCCCATCAGGAAGATCGATGGGCCGATAGTAAGCTTGGCCCGCTAGCACAAAAAGCAGCAAATCTGAGTGAAAAAGTGTCTGAGGTTCAGTTGTCGAATCAGTGGGCATACGACCCCAACAGCAATGAATTAGTAACTGCAAAAAAAAGAACTGAAGATCTGTATAATTCTTTAGATTCGTTAGCAGATAAATATACATCGGAACGTAATCCAATAAAGAGAGTTGCCTATCAGCGGGAAATGGAACGTATGGCTACTGAACTTAATGATATTTATGAGGATGCACTGAAGAATAAATAAAACTATAAATAGCAATCGGAGGACACTTCCATGACGGTTGCAAAACTGGTCGAACTGATCGGAGACAGGAGCGGAGAGCTGTCATTTTGGGCGGTTCTCCTTTTTATTGTCAGCTTGTTTGTGGAGTTTACTCCGATCAAGTTTAATCCTTGGACCGTTATCCTAGGTTGGATTGGCTCCAAGTTTAACTCCCGTATTAACGACAAGCTGAAAGATATTGACGGTAAAGTTACGAAACTCAGTGCCGAATTGGATAAGCACATTGAAGAATCATCTGCCAAAGAAATTAAGGACACTCGCCGAGATATTTTGGAATTCTGTAATTCCTGCATGAATGGTCGAAAGCACACAAAAGAACAGTTTGAATTTGTGATTAAGCAGTGCGACGATTATGAAACTTATATTCGTACACACAAGATTAAAAACGGTGTTGTAGATGCTGCCATCACAGAAATACGTCGTTTAAACCTGAAGTGTATTCAGGAAAATTCTTATTTGAAAGAAGGAGAAAACTATGAAGTTCACGCTTGATTGGTTTAAGGCGGCTGCGATTCGTATGCTTCGTACTGCCGCACAGGTTGCCCTTGGTATGATTACCGTTGGTATGACCGTGAGCGAGGTAGATTGGCTTAATGTTCTTTCCGTTTCTCTTGTTGCCGCGGTCTATTCGCTCCTGACCAGTATCATTACCGATTTGCCTGAGACTGGGAATGATGGCGCAGTTAATGTCCTTCCGACTGGTGAAGTTACTGGTGTCGATATCGATCTTAGTGGTGAAGACGTTTTGAAGAAAGGCCTCGTAAAGCTTGTCGTTAACGAAACCACTGACGAAGGTCTGAAAGTTTATACGGGGAAGCATTAATCTTCCTCTATAATTTGAGGAGGCTAAAATGCAAAACTCCAATTACGTCATTTTAATTGATGAAAATGGACAACCTTATCTCTCGCATTCGATTTGGGATCGAGCGAAGAGCGCATATAGTTCAGCCCGTTCTGCGGCCGGTAACGCATACGGTTCGGCTCGTTCCGCTGGTAATCGTGCCGTAAAGTATATCGAAAAGATCGGTGACGGTGCTAAGGCTCGGTATTTTTATACTCAGGATGAGTT